TCATGCGCGTACTCCCGTAGCCTTGTTGATGGCGGATCGAATCGCCGCCAGTTTTTTGGAAATGATTGGCTGTTGTAAGTCGTCGTCCTCAAAGCCGGACATGAAGATTTCAGCGTCTTGCAATGCCGCCAGAAGATCGGGAGCCGCTGCCATCAATAGCGCGGAGTTCTCGCTGCTTACTCCCTTGGCTATGGCATTCAATGAGCGCGTCGAGATAACGTCATACGTCGGGGGTGAACCGCATCCGTGAAAGTGTTTGAAGACTGACCAGTTCATGCTACGGCTCCCAGAGCAGCGGATACTTGATGAGCTTTCATGCGGAACAGTTGCCCATCTGCTACGCGAGTCACCATCCACCCGCGTCGATTGCCTTGCGCTTTTTCGTTCAAGATGTAAGAAACGCCGCCGTAGTTAATTCGCATCCCCATGATCGGGCGCGGCTTGGATGCTTTCTTCTTCCAGTATTCGCGCACCGCTTCGCGCCACTTGGCCGCGTTTTCATTTAACGGCTCCGTCGCCGTATCAATCAGTCGCAGAGGGCAGTCGTAATAATAGGGGTGCATGGTTTCGTCCATGTCTTTATATCCCCATCGACCGTTAGACTTGCCTAACAGAAACAAGCCAATCAGTCGTTTGCCTTCGTGCGTCTCGAATTGCGCCCAGAGATGATTTCCCCGCAGCGAGTGATCGACAATTTTGGCGTTGCTGTATTGGTTCGGATCAAGCAGATGCTCGACTAGTGCCTCTTTTGAGGGCTTGAAAAATAACCAACCCATTTGTGCTACTCCTAGTTGTGCTTGTCTTGGTTTCGGCGGGTTAGCAGTCCCCGCCATTTGATATTTACACAAGCCGCTTGTGCTTGCAACAGTTCCAACATTAAGTTTTCGTAATGATTGCTTCCAGTTCGGCAATTCGTTGTTTTAGTCGCTCAATTAGCGTTTCAGACATTCGCAGCCGAGCGTTGAGTTGCGCTGTTTCGTCCAATGCGTCGGGGATCATCACAAACTTAGTGCCGACCTTTCGCGCCCTGCCGAGTGCTACATACCTAACGAGAGATTGACGGGCAGAGATAGATTCACCGCGCACCTGATCGCCAAACATCTCTTTGGCCTTTTCGTGTATCTGCCTGACCGTTGCCGGTTCGGAGAAAGTAGCGAGTGCTTCGAGATAAACGGTTTTATTCGCCATATAACATCCTCACAATTAAAAGCAAAAGTATAGATAAATGAACGAAAGAATTTTAAGCAATGATTTAAAACAATAGCAAGTATGTAGCGAATTGTGGGGATAGGTTCTTACGAAAGAAATCAGGCGTGTTGAATCATTCGCCGCTTGTAAGTTGTTGACTGGTAAGGGTGAATCGGGTGAATTTGCAAGGATTTTGGATTCGTTTGTTTCTTTCCTAGAGATATAAGAAAGAAAGGAAAAGGGGTAAAAGGAAAGGGATATAGGAAAGAAATGAAAGAAAGAGAAGAATATATCTCTCTTATTACTAACTCTCTTTCTAATCAATCACTTACGAGCATCCATTTCTTTCGTGTCGGTAGGGTATTAGTTCGTGTAAGTTCGTGTTTTCGGGGTTTCGGCTTGCTCAAGCAGGTAGCGGCCTATATACTCAAGCACTAGGCAACGGGCTAACCATGGGAGCGCGTAAACGTGACGGAGAAGACGCAAGAGGCAACGAGGGAGCAGGGTCGCGGGGTAGGTAGCGGGGTAGTCGAGAAAGCCGCTCAGAGCGTCCTAGAGCGTCAGGATGAGAAAGCCGGTGTTATACATAACCACAACACCAGTTCGGCCATAGCCACTATAAAAGACAATCGCAAGCACCCTGATGCCGCAGTTGCTCAGACAGTTGCTCAAATGGTGTTCGCAGGGATGACGCAAGACACGATAGCCAAAGTCCTAAAGATTGGCCTCGACACGCTCCACACACACTACAGGCACGAACTCGACACGGGACAGGCAAGCATGGTCAACGATATAGCCCAAAGTCTCGCGCAACGTGCAAAGGCGGGAAGTGATACCGCTGCAATCTTCCTATTGAAGACACGGGGAGCCGGAAAGTTTACGGAGCGCAACGGAATCGAATTGACGGGGAAAGACGGGGGAGCAATCGAAATTCAACAGCGCACCGAAATTTTGCAGACTGTTAGCGGCTTATTAAATAAAGGCATCACGATAGACGGGGAAGCCGAGCCGCTAGACTGAGCGCAAAAAAAAGGGGGAGAAAATCCCCCCCCCTATGGTCTCGAATTGTGGCGGCTTGCTTAGGCGGCTTCGACTATTTCGGCAACGGTAGCACCTGCTCTAATTCTGTACCCTGTTTCGATTCTCTCAAGCCAAAATGTTTTTTTGTTTCTTCGATATCCTTTTAACAATTTAGCGATTTTTTCTCGCGTTTCGATGGTGTAGATTTTCGGGCTATCGACAAACTTAAAAATAAATTGCTTTTTCATGTTGTTTTCTCCTTATGCGGCTTCTGTAACGTCTTCGGCTTCGGCTTTCCCCGTGAGCATTTCGGCGGCTTCCCTAGCCAGACTCGCGGCTTTGAAAATGGCTTTCTTATCTTGCTTGAGTACCGTGAGCCAGTTGTTGAGATACTGAGCATGGTCGACTCGCGGCTCGTTTGAAATACTGAGAGCAGCGCAGCAGAAAGCCGCCCCCAATTCTGCGATCAATTCTTCAAAGGCGTAGGCATTGCTCCCGAAATTGTTCAGGAGTTTGCGATTCTTGCGGCTCTCGTGGCCTGTCCAATGCACTAACTCATGCGCCAATGTTGAGTAATAGCACTCAGTTGCGCTGCTCGTTTCCGTTGCCGTGAATAGTTGCTTTTCTGGCATTTTAATGACGTCAAGCATAGGGGAATAACACGCCCGCGGCTCCATAGTGTGGCGAATGCTTGCTCCCGTATTGCGCGCCCATGTTTCTACTCGTTCGAGCGTCTCGACTTCATTCTGGTGATCGTCTTCGGTAACGCTTCGGCATCGTTCGGCCAATGCTCCGTCTACTTGATCGGCATTAAAGACATTGAAGTATTTGAGCATGGGGAAAACAGACTTCTTTCCCGTTTGCTTATCTTCTTTCTCCAACTTAGTGAAGAAAACAACTATTGAAGACTTCTGACCTTTTTTGACTGAACATCCGGCGGCTTGCCATTGCTTAAATGATGCAAACGCGCAAGATTCGAACGGGGTGAAATTCAGTAGAAGACTATTCATGCCGCGATAGTTTTTGCCAGTTGTCGCGTTATATGGCCGGAGCGCATTGCGTTTTTTGTTGAATGGGTTAGTCCAATTCTTGCCGGATGTTTCCATCTGTTTAATGACTTGATCGGTGACGGATTGGTAAAGGTCAAACGTTGCCATTGTGCTATATCTCGCTAGTTAGTTATCGGACGGGGATATAATGAGCGCAAGCCGTTTGTGTTGTCACCGTATTTTGTTGCAGATATAAAAAATTTTTTCAGTATTTTGTTGCAGACTTTTACGGCAAGAATGTTGCGCGAATTGTGGCGGCAAGATTGGTGCAAGAATGAGAACGGGAAACAATGCGCGAATGAGAAAGCAAGAACACCTGAGACTCCCTAACACGCGCAAACGAGAATCAGTCGCATGGGTGCTGGCATGGGGGAGCAAGCAAACGACACACGGGGTAACGGGTCCCATCTGCCCAAACTATTTCCGCACCCCACTCCAACTTTTACTTGCCCTACCCCCTTGCGCACGTTTACTCTAGGGTCCCATCTGGTATGCTGGAGGCACTATGGCAAAGCAAGGTTTGTACGCGAACATCCACGCCAAGCGCGAGCGGATCAAAGCAGGGTCCGGTGAGAAGATGCGCAAGGTAGGGTCCCCCGGAGCACCGACGGCCAAGGCTTTCCGAGAGTCTGCAAAGACGGCTAAGCGTAAGTAGGTTTTATGACGCAACAAGCGTCTGGGACCCCGCCCAAGGTAGATCTCAACGATCCGCTGATCAAGGAGCTGAATAAGCTACCGCTGCCGGATTTGTTGGCATACAAGAGTCGGTTGGAGTGGGCAAGTAAACGTCACAAGCACCAAAAGCCTCCGAAGGGTGACTGGACTGTTTGGTTGATGCTCGCTGGTCGTGGCGCGGGTAAGACTCGTGCGGCAGCGGAATGGGTGTGGTGGCAGGCGTACAAAGCGCCGGAAACGAGATGGCTTGTTTGCGCACCGACCTCGGCTGACATTCGCGATACGTGTTTTGAGGGTGATTCCGGTTTGATCTCGGTCATGCCAGAGAAAATCGTGGGCGAATACAACCGCTCGCTCTCGGAAATCATTTTAACCAATGGGTCCCTGATCAAAGGCATCAGTGCGGAGACTCCCGACCGGCTCCGTGGTGGGCAGTGGCATGGTGCGTGGACCGACGAGTTGGCTGCGTGGCAGTACGACCAAGAA